ACGCTAGAAGAATCAGTTAATACTAATAGCGTCGAGGCCACCCGCACCGAGATGCTTTGCCAGTGGGTAGATAGCGCTGTCAGTCCCTGGGTCTATGGGTCAATCGAAGCATGCAGCGATAGTAGTTTAGAAATACCTGTAGGCCCTGCAACAATAATGGCATTTGATATTGCACCGACTAGAAGATCGGGTGCTTTGATAATGGGCCAAATGAAAGAGGGCAAGATTGCAGTAGGTCTAGCACAACTATGGAGTAGCGAAGTAGCTGTGGATGAGACAAGGATGGCGAGCGACATAAATGAGTGGGCCCGCAAGTACCATCCGACAATAATCTGCTACGACAAATATGCCACGCAAACTTTGGCAAGCAAACTAGAACAAAGCGGCTGGAAAATGCAAGACGTGTCAGGCCAAGCGTTTTACCAGGCATGTTCGGATCTATCTGATGCTTTAGCAAACGGAAGGCTCGTGCACTCAGGCCAGGCAGACCTGGTACAGCATTTAAATAACTGTGCAGCTAAAACAAACGACGCTGGCTGGAGAATCATTCGTAGAAAAAGCGCTGGCGATGTTACAGCGGCTATTAGTCTTGCAATGGTGGCGACAGAATTAACCAAGCCACAAAGAACCGCCCAGATCATTGTCTAACTTGCACTAATTGTCCGTTTTAGGTATATTGTGTTGATATGGGTCTATTGTCTGCTTTGGGTATAAATAAAAAAACTGAATCTGTCCAAGCGCAATACGCCCCTGCCATTATGGACACGGCCTACGGGTACGGTTCGTTTACAACTGGTGTTGGTAATTTCCCTGGCGGTTTAGATCGCAACTTTGCCATGCAGGTTCCAGCGGTTAGCCGTTGCAGAAACTTAATAGCTGGTGTAGTTTCTTATCTGCCGCTTAAACTTTACAAGAAGTCAAGTGGTGAGGTACTGGGGAGTCCTCTGTGGTTAGAACAACCAGACTATCGGCAGCCACGATCCGTCACTATCAGTTGGACTGTCGATAGCCTCCTATTCTACGGAACGGCCTTCTGGCGTGTCACAGAACTCTACGCCGACGACTTAAGACCATCTCGTTTTGAGTGGATTGCAAATAACAGAGTTACATTCACAACAAATAAATTTGGCACCGAGGTCAGCGAATACTTTATTGATGGTGAAAGAGCACCTATGTCGGGTATTGGCTCTCTTATTACATTCCAGGGCCTGACGCAAGGCGTATTACAAACCGCAGCTCGCACTATTCAAAGCGCATTAGATATTGAAAAGGCTGCAGCCGTATCCGCACAAACTCCCGTGCCGTCTGGCTATATCAAGAATACAGGAGCAGATTTACCAGAGCAACAAGTATCTGGATTACTAGCTCAATGGAAGCAAAGCAGATTAAACAGATCAACAGCATATTTAACGAGCACATTAAGTTATGAAACCACAGGATTCTCACCAAAAGACATGATGTACAACGAGGCGCAACAGTACCTTTGCACACAAATAGCCAGGGCCATGAATATTCCAGCTTACATGATCAGCGCCGATATGAATAACAGTATGACCTATCAAAACATTATTGACGGCCGTAAAGAATTCGTGGCTTATTCGTTGCAACCGTTTATTTGTGCAATCGAGGACAGACTTAGTATGGATGATATTACGCCAAGAGGCCACACGGTAAAATTCGCAATCGAGGAGTCATTCTTACGGGCGGACACAATGAAGCGCTTAGAAGCATTAGAGAAAATGCTGGCATTAGGTTTAATAGACGTTGAAGATGCTAAAGAAATGGAAAACATGACACCTAACGGGAAAGAAGTAGAAGATGATACTTACATTCAGTAGTCAGATTGAAAGCGCAGACGGAGAGCGCAGAGTTATTTATGGCAAGATTGTGCCCTACGAAGAAGTGGGTAATACCTCAGTGGGCAAGGTTGTGTTCGCTAAAAACTCAATCGAGATAGGCGATCCAGGCAAAGTTAAAATGCTTATGCAGCACCGCCCAGAGAAGCCAATCGGTAGAATGCAGAACTTTAATAAGGCAGAAGATGGAATTTACGCTTCCTTTAAAATCAGCGCAAGCATGCAAGGCCAAGACGCTTTAATTCTAGCTGGAGAACAGTTAATTGACGGCCTGTCTGTTGGAGTTGATGTAAACAAGTCAATCCAGAAGAAAGATTATCTATATGTAACAAGCGCTACCCTGCGTGAAGTCAGCCTGGTGGAATCGCCAGCATTTATGGCTGCGCAAGTAACTAAAGTTGCTGCTAGTGAAAACGAAGCAGAGGACACAAATCAACCAAAAGAAAGCGAGGCTCCTGTGGAAGACAATGCAACACAGCCACAAGAAGCAAAGGCAGAGGCTGCTACTCCTACAGTAGAAGCTGCTCGCCCAATAATTACAGCACCACTTATCCAAACAACTATCCGCACGCCAATCACTTCAATGGCTGCATACACAGAGCACAAAATCAAGGCTGCTCTAGGTAATGATGATTCAAAGCTATATGTAACTGCAGCTGACGATTCATTCGCAACTAACCCAGCATTTTCACCTACTAAGTACCTTGCCGAGTTTGTAACTAATACTCGCTTTGGAACTCCAGCAATAGATGCGTGTTCACAAGGAACACTTCCAACTAGTGGAATGACAATATCAGTGCCGTCACTTGTGACTAGCGTTGGTGGGGGTTCAGGTGTTGCTCCAGAAGTAACTGTAGAGGCCGAAGCAGGCGCAGTTCAAAATACAGGCATGGAAACACAATATTTGACTGCAACAGTTTCCAAGTACTCAGGTATGAATACACTGAGCGTGGAACTGCTTGAAAGATCAGATCCTAACTTTTATGCAGAACTTACAAAGCAACTCGAGTATGCATATTTAAAGCGTTTAGATCAGACAGTATTAGCTGCTTTGATTCAAGCATCTGCTAACGGTACTAATACCACCGCCGACCTTGATGGAATCGTTGCATTCGCCGCAGAAGGCGCACGTACCATCTACACAAACACTGGTTACTTCGCACAGAACTACATTGCCAACCCAGCACAATGGGGCGCACTGATTTCTGCTCAAGACACCACAAAGCGACCTGTATTCACGGCCTTACAGCCTATGAATGCGGCTGGCCAGGTATCAACAGGCTCCATCCGAGGCAACGTTCTTGGGTTAGACCTGTATGTGGATAAAAACTTCACAGCAACTACCTTCGACGATGATTCTGCTGTGATTCTTGCACCAGAAGCATTCACTGTATATCGCTCAGCACAGAATTTCATGTCAGTAAACGTAGTATCTAACCTACAAGTACAGGTTGCAATCTATGGTTACATGGCGACACTTGCAAAGATGCCTAACGGAATCTTGAAGTACAAGAAGACCTGATAAGACCGATTAACTAATAAGTAATCCCCTGGGGTTTAGTAGCCCTAGCCCTGGGGGAGTTTTTTAAGAGAGGAATACAATGGCAGCCACCTATGTGACCACCGCCGAGTTAAGAACAAACCTCGGTATTGGCTCTCTTTATTCAGACGCAACTATTGAGGAAGTATGTCAAACTTCAGAAGATTTAATTAATCAATACCTATGGTTTAATACTGCCCCAGTAGTAGGAACAGCATTACAAGATAACGTGGCAACACTTATGCTTGCTAATCCAAACGCATTCGCTGCGACGCAATCAATAGTGGTTAGTGGTTGCGGTGCCACCTTTAACGGCACGCACACAATCACAGGCACAATCCCGCCGACCTCTGGCACCACCAGCCTTATCCCAGTATTTATGTATAACTACGGCCAGGTTAACTTTCCTAATGGCTATTCATTCGTGCAGTACAACAAGACTGCAGCTAATCAGGTATTTCATAAAGTAGCACCGTATGGCCTAGCAACAGGCCCAGATCACAAGACCCAGTCTTATGCGACAACCCCAAGTATAAGAGAGGCGGCGATGATCTTGGCAGTTGATATTTTCCAGGCCAGACAAGTCAGCCAAACGGGCGGGGTGGGTATGGATGGGATATCTGCAAGTCCTTATCGTATGGGTTACCAAATGATTAACAGGATCAGAGGTCTCATCCAACCTTATGCCGCACCTGCATCACTGGTGGGCTAATGGCTGCGATAAGTACCCTACGTGGCACGCTAGCAACCGCTTTAGCAAACGCTGGGGTTTGGTCTACCTTTAGTTTTCCACCAGCCACACTTCTGGTAAACAGCGTCGTGGTCACGCCTAGTGATCCCTACATTCAACCAAACAATAACAGCCAGACAAGCATTGCACCCCTGGCTAATTTTAAGATTCTAATAACTGCCCCAGCATTTGACAATCAAGGCAACTTGCTAGGTATGGAAAACTTTATTGTGGCAGTAGTAAACAAACTGGCGGCATCGACCCTGGTTTACAACATATCAAGTGTCTCCGCTCCAGCTATAACTAACGCAGCTAGTGGAGATTTATTAACGTCAGAAATCACACTATCAATCCTAACGAGCTGGAGTTAACAATGAGTACAACAGAAGACTTAGCCTTCTTAATCAAGACAGGCCAAATTAAAGACGCACCAAAACCAACAGCAACTAAGAAAGAAGAGGAATAACAATGGCCATATACTTAAATAATAACGTTGGCGTTAAATTGGCTACTGCCGCTGCGCCAACAACACCTTCAATCGATATCAGTGCGTATGTTACAAACGCCGTGATTAATCAGATCGTGGATGAATTAGAAGTCACAGCAATGGGTGATACCGCACATAAATTTGTGGCTGGACTTCAATCTGCAACATTTTCCATCGACTTTATCAATGACTGGGCAACCAGCCAAGTAATGCAGACACTAAATGCAGCCTTTGGTGCAACACTTTCAGTATCAGTAATCACTGTTAAGGGCACTGCAGTATCAGCAGCTAATCCTTCTTACCAATTCTCGATCCTGGTAAACAACCTGACTCCACTGGGTCAAGGCGGCGTGGCTGAGGTTGCAACGTCAAGTCTGTCCTTTACTGTAAACTCCGCATTAACAGTGTCCCCATCGGTGGCATTTTAATTAAGGAGTA